GATCGGCTACTCTGCGAAGATCGGCGACTATGCGAAGATCGGCTACTCTGCGAAGATCGGCTACTCTGCGACGATCGGCGACTCTGCGACGATCGGCTACTCTGCGACGATCGGCGACTATGCGAAGATCGGCTACTCTGCGAAGATCGGCTACTCTGCGAAGATCGGCTACTCTGCGACGATCGGCGATAAAGTAATCGTAAGAGAAATACATTTCTCCGGTTCCGAACATTTCGTGTCGTACTGGGGAGAGGACGCGATACAGATCGGATGTAAAAAGAAAACGATAGCGGAATGGATACAGCAATACGAAGAAACGGGAATCGGCCAAAAATATTCTGCGCAACAGATAGCGGAGTATAAAGGCTATATCGATTGCATCGCGAAAATTCACGAATCCGGCGCATTAAAACCAATTCCTATTAAGTAAATATGGAATCGCTCCTCGAAACATTCGCCGAATCCTTACAGGCGAAAACCGATCTCGAACTACTCGCACTCCTCGACGAAGTAGGAAAAGAAAATCGACCGGCTCTCGAAAAAATATCGCGATGGTTCGCCGATAAACTTATCGAAGGCGGAGAAGATTTTTCTACGATCTGGAACGGTAATCAAGACCGGATAAAACTTATCGGTAACGAGATCGCGAAAGAAGCCGCTAGACGTTGGCGCGATCTTATCGAGAAGACTACCGAATACGCAAATCAATAATTTCACGAATAATAAAAACCGAAAAAACGATGCACAAACTTCTCTACTTTTTTAAAGACGGATCTCAGAAAGAAGAACAGGCGATCTGGGAAAACGCTAACGCCGCGAAGGTCCACGCCGAGGAACAGATGAAATGGAAAAAGAATATTCACATGATCCGGCTTAACCCGATCGACGGATCTAAGCCGATAAACGTAATCCGCGAGGAAAAATAATTGCTTCCGAGCGATCGGAATTCGGACTACTTCGTTTCGAAAGGGATACCGTCGCTTGTTTGACGACGGTCTCTAAGGTATAACCCGAATTCCGTGAGGCGGCGTACGTTATAACGGTGTACGAGATTCCGATAGGATTAAGATTGGCTACGAGGTTTCCGATGAATAAACTCGGATAGGGGCGCAAGTAGTATTTTAATACTGGATAATGGTGCCGGTTCGAATCCGGTCGCCGCTACTAACTAAAAAAAACGAAATGAAAAAAATCGGAAGTGCTTTATACCTGATAATGTCCGTCGTAACGGCGATGCCGGTATCTCTCGCTATTCTAACGGTCTCGAAGTCGACGTTAAAGCCGGTACGTGGGTTATTCGTCTCGGCGAAAACGAAATAAAATGAAACTTAAAAGCAGAGTCATCGAACAACACGAAGAAGATTGTATCGCCTTGAAAAATAAACAGTCTGGACTTTGGGAAACCGAGTGGTCTGAATTTCCTGAGAAATCATATTTCGGAAACATTGCAGGGAAAATTAAAACAAAAAAAAGAAGTTCAGGAAGGCACGTTTGGATTCTTTTCAGATGTAATTCAACTTCATGCTGTGCAAAGAAAATAATTCCAGCAATTAACATCATCAACACCTAACCACCATGCCACAAGAGAAACAACAACCAAGAAGACTGTTTGAACGGATTTCATATCCAAAGAATAAACCAAAGGCGGAGGGCTTTTATTTTACCGATGTTGGCGAACGTTATTTTGATGGAAATAAATTTACAAACGAAGGAGCAAGCATTACCTTTTGGTATTCAGAACTCCCTCCGTCCACCTTCCCGGAGTGTGTCAGCGATGCCGAGGCGAGTAAATTTTGGCATAGCCTGAAAGCTACTGATAAATCTGCAATGAGAATGTGGCAAGAATCCCGCTCTCGGTGCTTGGGGCTGTTTGAAGAAAACCAACGCCTCACACAGCGAATCGAGCAGATGAGAAAACAGGCGGTGGAGATGGTGAAGGATATTAATGAAACATTGTGGCGAAACGAAGGGCAAAGAATGTATTCGTCAGATGATGAAATAAAACAACTCACAGACAAATTCCTAACCAACAACGAAACAAGATAGATCCGATCCTTTTTCGTACTTTTACAGTATGGCTAACGAAGGCAATCAATGGTGGATGCGACGATCGAAACACGGTCGTAACCTTATTTTCTCCTCTCCGACTATCCTCTGGGAAGCCGCCGTCGAATATTTCGAATTTACCGACTCCCGTAAATGGATTAAAGAAGACTGGGTAGGAAAGGACGCAATGCGGGTCGATAGGAAAACCGATACGCCATATACGATCTCCGGTCTATGCGTTTTCCTCGATTGCGACCAACGAACTTTCTTAAACTACGGAACCCTTAAACAATACGAGGATTTTTTTCCGGTTGTTACGCGTATAAGGGAAATAATCTTTACGCAGAAGTTCGAAGGAGCCGCTACGGGCGCGTATAATCCGATGATCATAGCGCGAGACCTTCATCTCCGCGATAACGTAGATACCACGTCTAAAGGTGAAAAAATCGGTACGACGGTAGATCTATCGCATTTAAGTTTCGATCAGTTAAAAGAACTCGCTAATGAATCCGATAAGACGAGCGGCGAAGATTCAACTAGCTAGGATTTCTTTCTGGGAATACTGCCGATCGACTTCTCCCGATTTTTATAAGGACGAATACTGGCATCTTCGGAAGATCGCCGATACGTTACAGGCTCTTTACGAGGGACGGATACAAAGACCGAATCGCGAAGTAGAGGCGGACGGATCGTATAACGCGTGGAGGATTCTAGAGATACGCGCTCAGGATCTCGTCTCGAATATCGATTGGCTTACGTGTAAGAAGTTTATGATGAACGTTCCGCCGCAAAACGGTAAGACTCGAACGCTCGTAAACTTCTCTACGTGGGTATTCGGAAAGAACCCGAAGGAGAAAATAATTACCGGCTCGTATAACGACGCGACGGCTTCGGATTTCTCCCGCTATACGCGCGACGCGATCTCTACTTACTCGATCGATCCAGACTCGATAGTTTACTCAGATATTTTTCCGGCCACGAAGATTAAACGCGGTAACGCCGGTTTCGAGAAATGGGCACTCGAAGGATCACACTTCTCTTATCTAGGCGTCGGCGTCGGAGGGTCTGTTACTTCGAAAGGCGGATCTATCCTCATCGTAGACGATCCGGTAAAGAACGCTGAGGAGGCGTTAAACGAAAACGCGCTAGAAAAAATTTGGCTTTGGTATTCTTCGACCTTCTCTTCTCGCGTAGCGGCGGTAGACGGAGAGCCGATCGAGATCCTTAATATGACTCGTTGGTCCGATATGGACCCGTGCGGTCGTATCCTAGAATCCGCCGGAGCGAAGAATTGGTACGTACTTAAACTTAAGGCGTACGACGAGGCGACCGATTCGATGCTTTGTCCGAAATTATTCTCTCGGAAACGATTCGAGGAACAGCGGTTACTCGTCTATTCGCAGATCTTTAACGCGAACTACTTACAGGAGACGATGCAGGAGACCGGAGCGTTATTCCCTCGCGCGGAACTTAACCGCTTCGATCTCGAAAAGTATAACGACGACGGAATTATCGGACGCCTCGGTTACGTAGACGTAGCGGATCAGGGCGACGATTCGCTATCGTTCCCGACCGGTAGAATATTCCCCGATAAGATCCTTATCCGCGACGTTCTTTTCTCGGACGCGGGAGTAGAGTTTACGCTACCGGCTTGCGCCGCGTTAATCGAAGAGAATTCGCTAGACTATACGCGCGTAGAATCGAATAATCAGGGAAAACTATTTAAGCAACTTCTCGAAGAGTTGGTCGGTAAGGCGAAACTCCTAACGGCGGCGAACACTACGGCGAAGCATACGCGGATCGTAATTATCTCCGGCTTCGTAAAACGGTACTTCTACTTCCGAGAGGAGAAGGATATACCGGTCGGATCGGATTACGCGAAGTTTATGAAACAGTTTACATCGTATATGAAAGACGGATCATCGAAACACGACGACGCGCCGGACTCAATCGCAGGTCTCGCGAAATTAGTTCGTGCGATCTACCCAAAATATTTTAAGCCGACGAAAGCCGAGAAGGTAGAAGAAGCCGAGGCGGAGAAAGAATCGTAATTTTACCGCTATGCCGAAATGCGTTACCTGTAAATCCGAATCGTATAACGTTGTCGCGCCGTGTCGTTGCTGTCAGTTAGTAAACGGCGACTCTACTCCGAAAAAGGTTTTTTACTGCCGCGTCTGTAAAGTATATCTCTGCTCCGATTGCGAGACGCGTTATCTTAAACGGATCCTCGCCGCTGGTATTAACTCGCTTCGGAATCTACTTCCGTAAAAAAACTACCTTTATAAAAAATCTCTCTTTCCATGGCGTTAATCGATATGTTCGGTAAAGGTTTCCTCGAATACTTAGGCGGACCAGGTCGGGCGATCCTCGGCGATCGAAATCCAAAGTTTACGTACGGAACGCAGTATATGCCGATGCAGCAAGTAATCGTTCCGTTCGATTATTCCTTCGGCCAGTTAATGCGCGTCGCGCAGAACGTACCGCATTTAAATATCGCGATCTCGAAGGGAGCCGAAATGTTTTCGAACGTAATTATCGAACACGTAGATCGGAACGGAGAGGTAATCGAAGACTCGGACGTAATCGCGTTACTTAATCGCCCGAATCCTTTACAGTCTTTCGAGCAGTGGGCGTACGAATATTATATCTATAACGCGATCTACAATACGAATCTGATTTATAAGAACTACGGAACGCCGTCGCGTATTATCGAGCCGCTACCTTCGATTATCTGGAATCTTCCGGTAGGAATGATCGAGATAAAACTTACCGGTAAACTTTACGATCAGACGACGCGCGAAGGGATTATCGAAGGGTATAAGTTAATGTATCAAGAACGCGTATTTACCGCCGAAGAAGTAATACACGTTACCGAGGGAATATCCGCGAACGGAGGAATATCCGCGACGACGAGAATCGAAGGCTTACAGATGGCTCTTTCGAATATCGTCGCGATAATGAAGACCTTGAATATTATTACTACCGAGCGCGGACTGATCGGATTTATTTCTGCCGACGGATCTACTTCGGATACCGACGGAGCGTTACCGTTCGATACCGAGGAGAGAGAAAGAGCAGAGGCGGATTACAAGAAAAATTACGGAGTAGACGGAAAGAACGGTCACGTAACGTTTACGTCCGCTAAAATAAAATGGACTCCGATGACCTTCGACGTAAAGCAACTTATGCTGCACGAAGGCTTGGAAGATTCTTTCAATCAAATTCTAGGAGCGTACGGACTCGATCGCCGGATATTTCCGAAATCGATTCTCGCTAACGGAGCGTTAACGGAAGGATCGGGAGTAATCGACGGGCTAAAGGCAACGTATCAAAATACGATGCAGCCGTTCGCCGACAAATGTTGCGGCCAGCTTACGAAAGATTTCCGTCTCCGCGAAAGACCGGACGGCGGTTATCTCCGCGCTCGATTCGATCTCCCTTGTATGAAAGACGACGAATTAAAAGAGGCGCAGGCGGATCTCGCGTTTACGCAACGGAACCAAATTCTTTATCAATCGAATCTTATCGACGCTCAATCGTGGGCGGACGAAGAAGAGATAAAACTTACCGGAGGAGCGACGAAGTACGAACCGCCGGTAGTAAATCCTAACCCTAGTTTCGGAGGAAACAAATAAATGAAAAACGAATTCAAAAACTTCTGCGATCTCGAACTTAAAGAGCGAGACGACTCGAAAGGTATCGTAACGTTTTACTATTCGCAATTTAATACGAAGGATCTTAACGGCGATATAGTTCTCCCGACTGCGTTTACGAAAACCGTTTCCGAGAGGAAAGCGAAGATCTATCATAATATTAATCACGACGAAAATAAATGCGTCGGTAATCCCGTAGAGTTCGGTCAGGACGATAACGGAGCGTGGGTACGTTCGCAGTTAGCGTTAGATCAAGAGGACGGTAAAGACGCGTTCGCGAAGTATAAAGCCGGAATGATTAAGGGTCACTCGATGGAGTTTAAGACGATAAAGAAAACGATGGATACGTCGCGTCAGGCGCGATTACTTAACGAAGTTCTTCTCTGGGGCGTAACCTCTATGACGACGATCCCCGCGAACTACGGAGCCGAACTTATTTCGCTTAAGGGACTCGCCGACGTCGCTACGGAAATGAAACGTCTTAACGATTTCCTCCGTACCGCCGATATAAGCGATAAATGCGGAGAAGAGGTTTTAGCCGAGTATAAGAAGCTGCAAGATTATTTCTCGGAGAAAAAGAATATCCTTTTCAAGGACGCCGGTATTATCCACTGCGAAAAATGCATGAAGGTTTACGATCGATCGAAAGAAGGTAAATGTCCGAACTGCGGCCAGTACGTAAATAAGGCTCCGGCTACGGATCCGATCGACTATTCGGCACTTACCGCTATGTTTGTTAATAAATAGAAATAACTTTCGGTTAACCGGTTCGCTTCGATTTCGGTTAACCGACTCGGTTAACCGTTTCGTGTTCACGTCGGTTAAGGGTCGGTTAGAAAACAGGTCGAAAAACGTGGACATTTAGTGAACATTTCGTTACTTATTACCTGTTAATAAAGCGGTTAATTTCGCGCAACGTACCGTAAACAGTGGATCGTAGTCGGTTAATCGATTCGGTTAAGCGGTAGGTTAACCGCGATCGAACACGTTCGGTTAGAATTCGCCATATATATGTTATTACTTAGTATTAATATATGCTTTTGAAAAAGGGAGTCTGAGGGAAAAAACTTTTTCACCAATTTTTTTAATCGGAAATCTTTTCTACTTTCGCCGGTAATCACTCCTCCCAGTACTACAGCCGCCCACGCTAGGCACTGTTTCCGAAACGAGAAGCCGATAAAGATCCGAGTAGCGACGTAGCTACCGGTAAACGGAAACACGAACTCAAAAAACTTTTCAGTAATGAAACGAACTATCTTCCCTTCTTTCCACCAGAAATCGTGGACGGAACATAAAGCGAAATCAAATTCGCGCCTCGTAAAAATTTTCTCGGTAATTCTTTTCGCCTTTACTTTCCTCGTACTCGGCGGAACGTTCGAACCGAAACACTCGACCGGTATGGCCGGAACAGCAGCTCTCGCGTTCGCTCCGGTTCTTTTCGTTAACCGCCGGAAGAATTTCCGCGCGACGTTCGTAAACGAAGAAAGTGAAGACGAGCGTAAAACTCGCGTCGAAAAAGAACAGAAAGAATTTCTCGGAAAAGTAACCGCAGAATTCGAAGCGATCCTCGAAAAGAAGGGTCTTAACAAACTTAAGCCGGACGAAATTCCGACGGAGTTTAAGGCCATAAAAGACGAACTCGAAAAACTTTCTAAGTCTACAGCGACCGCCGAACTTACCGAACTTAAAAAACTCGTCGTAGCGCAGGGACTCGAAATTAAGGCTCTCGCCGAGAAGCCGAAAGATCGCGAGTATAAATCGCTTAAGCACGAACTTACCGAAAAGCTGATCGAGAAAAAATCGGTTTTCGAACAAGCGTACGCAGACAAAGAATTCAAAGCCGGTGCGATTAAAATCGAGTTAAAGTCGGTAGTAACAGAGATGGATTCGACTACGATCGGAGCCGGCTCGACTAACTACTCTCTTACCGCCTTTACCGGTATTATATCGAAGATCCGTAAACGTATTACCGTTTACCTCGGTCTCGTTTCTAGCGGAACGATCTCAGCTCCTAACGCCTACTGGATCGAAGAAACTACCGAAGCCGGCGATCCGATATTTATCGGCGAAGGAGATACTAAGACTCAGCTCTCGGTACTCTACGTAGAGAAATCGGCTCCGGTACGTAAGATCGCAGTTTACGGTAAAATGTCCTGGGAGTGGATGAAAGATCTTTCCCAACTTGTCGCGTACTTCCAGAATAACCTTCTCCGCCGTCTCGACATCGCTACGGAGGACCAGCTTATTTCCGGCGACGGAATGGGGAACAACCTTCAGGGAATTTACCTCCACGCTACTCCATTCGCGGCAGGATCGTTGCTTAATACGATTACAGACGCGAACGAGTTCGACGTAATTATCGCTCTCGCGAATCAGGTTAAAAAGGCGTTCGGCCAAGCATCGGCGATCATGGTTAATCCTGATACCGGCGCGGCGATGCGTACCGCGAAAACTTCTCTCGGCCAACCGGTAATGGGAATGTACGGAGTAACGAATTCCGAAGAACTCGTAGTTAACGGAGTCCGCGTTATCGAAACAATGGCTATCGACGCCGGAGATTTCGTAGGCGGAGATCTCGCCGTAATGAACGTTCTATTCGCCGACGGTCTTACTATCCGTATCGGAGAAACCGGAAACGACTTGATCCAGAACCTTAAAACGATCGTCCTCGAACAACGTCTCGTGCAGTTCGAATCGGCGAACGATTATAAGCTGATCGTTAACGGTACGATGGCGAATGCGAAAGCACAACTCGACAAAGACGTATCGAGTTAATAGATAAAAACCACCCGACGGCTAGAGGAAATGCCTGCCTCATGCGCTCCGATAGAAATATCGGGGCGTTTTTTTATTCCGAAAATAGTTCTTACTATTACGCCGTGAGGCATCCTAAACGTTAACGACTATACGATTCCCTCCTCGCCTTCCAGCGCGTTTGCCTCACCTCGAACGCCGGATACGAGGTAGGGGATCACCCATACGAAAAAGATGGAAGACAAGACCGAAGAAATATCCGCTGGCCACCTCGTTCGCTGTATTACAGACGGCTACGAACGCGCTCCGAAAGAGTTTAAGGAAATACTTAAGGACGGATACCCGAATAAAGACGCGCTCTATACCGTTCGGAAAGTAAAGGACGACGGATCGATACTTCTCGAAGAGATCGTAAACCCGACGCACGAATCCTGTGGCGGAGAAGAGCCGTCGTTTCCGGCGAAGAACTTTAAAATCGAGAAGCGATGAACACGAAAAAGGTTCTCCATTTCGCGATCGTTCAAAAGTTCGGACTCGAAATAAGACCGGAAGAATATAAGCGGTTTTCCTGCGATCCGTCGTTTACTTTTTACCGCCTCGAAACCGAGGTCGAGAAAGATCGATCATTTACTTTCTTCGTTACTAACTACGATCCTCGCGGAGAAGATAAGGGTGGATATAAAGGCGGTATCCTACCGGAGAATATTTGGTGTCTCTTTACTTTCCTAAAAGGAAAGAAGGCGATAATATTTCTCTCCGCCGAAATGCTCCGCGAAGGAAAAATAGAATGGTTACAGGAAGAGATGGTAAAAATGTTTAAGCGACTTCAATAGTTTATGGACGTAGTAATTCCACTCGGTCGAGGATCTTCGTGGGGCGATAACGAACTCCGCTACTCGTTACGATCGCTCGTTAAATTCGCTTCGAATATCGGGCGCGTTATTATCGTCGGCGAATGTCCGACGTGGGCGCAGAACGTCGTACACGTTACGCGCGGAGAACCGACGAATAGAAACCACGAGCATAATATTTTCGAAAACCTTCTCGCGGCGGCGGAGTCGAATATCGTTTCGGAAAACTTTCTAGCGTGGCAAGACGATTATTTTTTACTCGATAAGATCGACGTAGATACGTATCCGTATTACTACGACGTCGAACTAGCGAAGAGAGTAGCGGCGCGGCATCGTTACGACGGCTACGCGATCTCTCTAGATAATTCCCGAAAGGAATTAGAGGCGAACGGATTTCCGTCTATGTGTTTCGATATTCATTGCCCGATTCGTTATAATAAAGCGAAGTTTATCGAATACGTAGCCGCGAAAGATTGGACCGTCGGTAACGGATTCGTAATAAAATCTCTATACGGAAATCGCGTCGACGCCTCGGAGAAGAAACAGATGAAGGATCTTAAGTTAAACTTGGTCCAGAACCGGATCGTACTCGAACACCAGTTACGCGGACGCCATATCTTTTCGATCTCGGATAAGGCTCTCTCGGAAACCCTTAAGAAATTCCTATACGAAACGTACCCAGAAAAATCAATCTACGAGAAATAATGTCACACGAATCGCTAGGTAAGTCAGACGAATGGTATACTCCGAAATATATTTTCGACGCGTTAGAATGTGAATTCGATATAGATGCGGCGGCTCCGGTCGATCGTACTTTTTGTCACGTTCCGGCTAAAAGGTATATTACGGAATTGTCTCTCTCTCTCTCTTGGAACGGCTTCGTCTGGCTTAATCCCCCATTCGAAGGAAGAAACGATAAAAAACTTTGGTTAGAAAAAATGGCTTTTCACGGAAACGGAATAGTATTAACTCCAGATCGATCTAGTACCGATTGGTGGCAAGATGCGGCAAAGAAATCGAACGCTCTGCTAATGGTAAGAAAAAAGATTCAATTTATTAGACCGGACGGATCTCTAGGATTATCGCCTAGTAATGGAACGACATTATTTGCGTACGGAGATCAAGCAGTATTCTCATTACGTAGAGCAGAAAAAAATAATCTCGGAATTACTCTTATAAAATAAATCGAAATGAAAACCGAAGATCCTAATATCGAACGCGATTCTCTCGCGTATAGAAAACTAATTGGATGGGTAGTCTTCGTAGCTATCTTTATCTTATCGTTATCAGTATTCGTAGCGTATCGAACGGCTCCGCGATTTCTAGAGTCCGATTACTCTCGCGATACGATTTTCGTAAAGCCGGATAATACGCTTCAAGAAAATATCGCTACGCCAAATCCGGCGTTCGATTCCTGTATAAGCGCGATCAAAGCGAAATATAATCGTAAACACCCGAAGAAATGAAAGCAGTAATCGATATAGAGACAGGAGGATTTAACCGGAAGAAAAACGCGATCGCGGAGATCGGAGTAATAATTATCGACGAGAATCGTAACCCGATCGTCTCGAAGGCTTGGCTCGTAAAGCCGTACGGAAAAACTTACGAATTAAAGGCTCTCGAAGTAAATTCTATTTCGGTAGAACAACTCGAAAAAGAAGGATCCGACTTTAAGGTAATCGCGACCTACTTAAAAGATCTATTCGAGACGTATAAGATCGAGGATTATATCGGCCATAACTTATGGTCGTTCGATATTCCGTTCCTGCAAGAATTTTTCGCAGACGCTAAAGTACCGCACGAGTTTAAACGTGCGATCGATACCTTCGTTATCGCGAAGAAAAAATATAACGAGTGTAGCCTTTCATCACTTTGTAAAAGATTCGCGATAGAAAAAACGCCTAACCACCGCGCCTTATCGGATTGTTTCGCTACTTTAGAACTCTATAAAAAATTAGTTCTTCGATGAATATTAAATACCTTCTCGCGAATCGCTTAGTACGAAACGAACACGCTTATATCGTAGGTAAAGGCGTATCGCTACGTAATTTATCTGAGACGCACTTTCCGAAACCGACCGGTAATATTATCGCTATTAACGAAGCGATCGTAGCGTTAGAAAGACTTATCGGATTACCTAATAATATTTTCTCGATGCAGAAAGACGGAGCGAGTCCGTATCATAGAAACGAATGCCAATGCGCGTTACTCGGACATTCTATTTGTCCGCACGCGATGGTACGTCCCGCTTGGCCGAATACGATATTACTTACCCACGAATTGGAATCGTCCGATTGCATGCTAGATCATTTCCCGCGTTATACTTTTAATAATGAAAGCTATGGACTTCGATGGTATTCTCCCTCGGTAATATCGGCTCTTAAGATCGCGAAGCAACTAGGGGCTAAAAACGTAACGATGATCGCCTTCGATTCTTTTACGAGCGGAGAACATTTAACGTATAATCCGGCGCAGGAGATAAACGTAACGACGTCGAATTATTCTTGTCAACACGAAGCGATGCTCGAAGAATTAAAGACCTTCGAATCATTCGAATTTATTACTCCGAAAGAAGAGGATAGAAAAAAAGTCGAGATCTCGGTAGATCAGATTTATCTCTCGAAAGAGGAATTAAAAGAAAGGGGGATCTCCGAATGAAGACGCTAATTCTTACCGCAAACTTCGGAGGATTCGATACGCCGAAAACGATCTTACCTCAGTCGTGTTCTTCCGACTTTCTTTCGTTTACCGAGAAAAATTCTCCGTTTCCTTTTACGTCGCTCGACGATCGTATGAAGGCGAAATATTTTAAGATCCAAACGCATAAATTATTTCCCGACTACGACGCATATATCTGGATTGACTCAGCGTTTCAAATAAAATCGCCGCTCTTCGCGAATAGAATGCTCGCCGAACTCGCCGGTTACGACGTCGCGGTTACGAAGCATCCAGAACGGTCGTGTATTTATACCGAGACCGAATTCGTAATGCGTGGACTTATCTCGAAACAAGCGTATTTTATGAAACGATATTCGACTAGTCGGATAAACGAGGAACGGAATTATTACGAATCGATCGGCTATCCGAAAGAGAACGGCTTATATGCCTGCGGACTTTTCGCCCGTTGGAATAATCCGCGCGTAAATTCTTTTTTCGATACGTGGTGGGACGCGACCTTACGATGGTCCGTTTTCGATCAACTCTCGTTTCCGGTACTAGCCTATAAAAACGGAATCGACGTAAAGCCGATCGTCTTCGATAATTATCGAGCGAATACGTTTTATGAAATAATCCGACACGCGAAATGAACCTTACCGAATCGATAAATAAATTCCGTACCGAGATTCCGATGATTACCGTCGTAGAGGAGGAAGAAGTTTTTAACGACTGGCGAGATCCGTTTATAGAATTCCGTACGCGGCGGAGGCATATCGTACGCGCGATTCGGGCGCACGAATTACATTGGATTACCAAACCGAAAAATAAATCTATTCACGAACCGGCTTTATGAGCGTATCTATCTGCGTACCGACATTCGAACAGTACGGCTTCGGAGCGAAGCACGTAACGGATCTTCTCGATTCGATCGTAAAACAAAAAGGATCTTTCGAGGTAATTATTTCCGATAACTCCGCGAACGACGAGATCTTCGACGTCGTAAAAAGGTATTTCGATAAGTTCGAGATCCGCTACTATAAGAATCCGAAAAGAGGGATTTCGAATAATACGAACTTCGCGATCGATCAGGCGCGGTACGACAAAATAAAGCCGATCTATATGGACGATATTCTCGTCGGAGAATATGCGATCGCCGAATTTTCTGAAGCCCTTAACCGATCGGCGTGGGCTATTTCCGATTCGTATAAAATTACAGCGACCGGCTATAAGGTAAAGCAGAAAGTACCGTACTGGCGCGACGAAGTAATTCAGGGATTTAATTCGATCGGTATGCCTTCCGTCGTAGCCTTTCGCCGGAACGATATTCGCTTCGATCCGAAACTCGTTACTCTTCTCGACTGCGAGTTTTATTGGCTCCTCCGCGAACGATACGGAGATCCAGAATTTATACGGAAGCCGATCGTCGGCCAACGGTATCACGAGAACTCGACGAGTAGTAAGCAGGTTAACCGGAGGATCGAGGAATTCGAATACCTGAAAGAAAAGCACCCGAAAATAAAATCTATATTTACCGAATGATCCTCGTTACCCTCGACTCTTTTATCGGTAAATACGCCCTCGCGCGTACGGACGATACCGATCCGACGTTACAGACTTATATCGATACGTACGAGAAATCGTATATCCTTCGGCTTCTAGGAGTAGAGTTAGGAAAAATAGTTATCGACGAACTCGTAAATCATACCGGTTCCGGCTCCGACGGTCTCGATCCGAGAATAGAGGCGATCGTAAACGCGTTCGAGGAACAGGATTCGACCGGAGCGTTTATCGACTGGAATACCGGCCAGCAACAGATTTTCCAATCGCTCGGACTTAAGGATCTTCTTACGGCTCTTATCTTTTTTCATTACGTTCACGAAGAGCAGGTACAACACGGACAGAGCGGCGTAGCGATTTACATAGGAGAGACTTTAAGCGTTCTTAAGCCGCGCGAAGCGATTCGTCTCGCGGAACGTAAATGGAACTCGGCGTTAAAATCGGTAGACGCTATACAGTGGTATTGCAAATTTTTTAAGCCTGACGAGTATCCAGAATTTAAGGGACTCGAAATAAGATCTCAAAATAATTCGACCTTCTAATGTACGGATACTACGATGGAACGTTCGCCCAATTTATTTCCGAACTTGAAAAGGTTTACGGACAAAAAATAGAAATTCTATGAGCCCGATAACTAGAGTAATTTTTACATACGTATTTCTTACGTTAGCGATAGTTTTTCTATTCGCGTTCTCTTGGAAATTCGCGCTCGTAGTTGTATTTCTTCTTATCGCCGGATATTTTTATTCGCCGATCTCGGCAAAAAAAGAACCGGAGAAAAAACCGAAAACGAAATGAAAAAACTTATTAAAGCCTTCGGACGCGGAGTAATTAAAACGCTCCCTCTCGGATCCGCCGTAGTAGAAACGGCGCAGAACTTAAAGGCGTCGAAAGAAAACGCTACGAATATTTCGAATACGAAACTCCCGCATTCGTGGGTATCGATCGTATCTCAAATTCTCGTATGGGGCGTTCTCGCGTACGCGTTTTATCACGGAACGATTTCCGTAGATCAGATCATTAATTACCTGAAATAATGCGCCGCCTTCTTATCGTATTTCTCGGACTCTCGTTTTTCTCTTGTAAAAAAGAAGACGATCAACTCTCTTCGAAGCGCGTAGATATTCGCTACTCGGTTACGGCGAATCATTTACCGATAGGAGCTGGTATCGAACGATGGAAAACTATCGGAACGGAAACAGATTTTACCGATACCGTTTTCGTTTCTTTGAGCGATCGAACGATAACGGAGACGATCTATTACGCTCAATGTCCCGAAGATTTAGTCTTCGGAGCGCGGATCCTTAACGATACTCTTTCGGCGGATTCTCTTTACGTAGAAATTTTCGTTAACGGAAATCTATACGCGCGAGGAGATAAGATCGGGAAAGCGTTTTACTATCGATCGGAAATAACGACTCAAATTAACTGGTAATGATCTATCGCGTTTCCGTAGTCGATATTATAGGAATGATCGTAGCCGCGATGCGTTTCCCGATGGAAATTAATTCCGTCGTCGAGACCGCTCCGAATACGTATCTCTTAAACGTCTGCGACGTACGTCACGCCCAAAAAGGATTTACCGTAACGATCGATAACGTAAACTATAAGATCCTCTCGGTAAATTTTCCGAACGAAATCGTAGTTACTGGACCGTCGATTATTACGGCGACGACTTTCGAGTTATACGCTCCGAAGTATTTCCACGGAACGCCGCTCTCGATGAACGTCGAACTCGATAAGAAAAAACAGGCGACCGATAAGACGCCGATGATCTGGCTTAAGGAGCAGTTTACCGAGGATATAGATCCGAATACGATCGACCCTTTCGATCGCGATATTTCCTTCGAGATCTTCTTTCTCTCTACCGGTAATCGAAAAGATTGGACTACCGATAAGGCTTACGAGTTCGGGATCGATCCGATGTCGCGTCTACAACAAGCGTTCGAGGCTCAATTAATGTCGATGATCAATCTATTTATGACCGAGGAGCCGTTCCATTTTAAACTCGCAAACTATCACCAGTTCGGAGTTTATATCGTAAATAAAGGGATGCCCGAAGCCCTCTGGGTCGATGATCTCGCCGGAGTCGGTATGACCGTCCCGTCGCTTAAAGTTTATAGCGATGGACTTTGTAAAGATAATTGCGGCGAATAGAAAAACTTTTTTACCTTCGTAACTCTAAACCGAAAAATAAATGAAAAAATCGATATTCTACGGAGCGCGTAAGTTCCGTATCGCCGCAGGGATTTTCTGCCTCGCTCTCTTTACTTCTTCCGGTTGTATCGCTTGCGATTGCGACGGTGGTATTTCGAATACCGGAGCCGATTGTTCAAAAGTTTTCCGCGATACTATCGGTCTTGACTTTATGCCGATGACCGCTAACGACGGAACCGAAAACGGAATCGACGTAACCGGAGCGACTACGATCAATAAAACGCTCTTCGACGATATGATCAATAATACCGATCCGTCGAAACGTCTTTATCCGATCGCTTCGGATAACGGGCTTAAGGACGTCGAACAGGTACGCGCGGCGATCGTTACGCGTACGTTTACGGACGGCGACGACGAGTTTATCCGTCAGGGTACGAAATCGTTTAAGGGATGGATTACCGGTCGTTATGCTACTCCGCAGTACGCGGCGAAACTCGAATCGATTCGTTGCGCCGATATGGGCGTATACAAAACAGATCGCGGGTATAATTATATCGGAGCGATCTCCGCCGACGGCTCGAAACTTGTGCCGATCAGAGTTACGGCAGGAAGTTTTTACGCTACCTATATGGAAGCTACGCCGGATAAGAATAACGCGTATATTGAGATCGGCTTTAATTTCTCTCCTTCGGAACTCGATGGCCGCCTGAGAATGATCGCCTGCTCCGAATTCGTAAACTATAAACCGAATATGAATCGAGGACTCGTCGACGTTTGCGGATTGGTTTCCGAGATTACCGATTCTTCTTTCGTTATCCAACTTCAGACCGACCAGGGAACCCCTCTTAACCCACTTACGGTTAAGAATCTCGCTCAGGCAGACTTCTCGCTCCATAACGATACTACTAACGCTGACGTTCCTATTACGTCTTTCGACGAAGATCCTGCCGGTACGTACGCTATCGGATTCGCGGCTCAAAACGACGGAGACGAACTTACGTTAACGATCGCGCATAACGGCTACGACTTTACCTGCGTCTCCGATACTCCGATCGTAACCCCGATGTCATAAGAATTTTTCCCGCGTATCCTTCTCCGCTCCCTGCCGGATCCCGATGCCTAAAAAACGTCGGGATTCTTTTTTACCTTCGTAATATGGCCGTACGTTTAAACGCTCTTCGAAAAATAGCGACCGCGTTTAAGAAACTCGATCCGAATAAACTTATAAAGAGAACACTCGACAATACGTCGATACAGCAGGATATAGTAGACCTTAATAGGATCGATCAGTTATACGAGAAAGGAATTACAGCCGACGGCGTATCGTTAGGAGAATACTCGGCGAGGACGATAGAAGGAACGGATCTTTACGCCGGTAAAAAAGCGAAGGGGCAGAGATACGATCATATTACGTTAAACGATACAGGAGAATTTTACGAGACCTTCGCGTTCGAAAACGAAAACGGACGATTTATTATTACCGCGAATACGCTTAAGCCGGACGTAGATCTTCTTACTTACGGAAATATCCTCGGTCTTACCGAGAAAAATAAATACGTCGTCGCCGGTTGGATACGAGTACCTTTGATCGGCGAAATAAAAAAATTCGTTCTACGATGAATTCCGCTCTCTATCGTTCTATCGAAGAACTCCCGATCTATAACTGGAACGCTATCCAAGAAAAAAGCGATTATACTTACCTGCGTCGGAATCGCGTTAACTCGAAATGTACAGCGAATAATTACGCCGTCCTTCGTAGACTCTACGATAAAATTTTTTCCGAATACGTCGATACATTTGGATTCTCGAAGGAGTTTCTAGCCGTAATGGAAAAGAAACGATCGATCGCTCTTCTTAAAATCGAATTTATCGAGAACGGAGATCTCGCGTTACAAACTATTATCGAGATCGCCGAATTAGAACTCGCCGAAATAGAATCTAGATTTACCGGTAAAGGATCGTTCTGGAACTTAAAAGCGACGATCGAAAAATTAGTCGGGTTTCGGATCGACGCGAAGACCGTAACGGTAGTCGAATTCTACTCGTATATCGAGAACCTGAAAAGTCAGGGTAAATTGCGTTAATTTTACTACGATGTCCGACTCGAATCCTATTCAGTATTCCGACCTTATCGCTAACGGTACGTTCGAAAAGATCGCCGAAAGAGCCGATATGTTATTGGAGCATTTTAAGGCTCTCGAATCGGGAATAAAATCCGCCGTCGCTCCTCTCGGTACGAAATTTAAGGAACCGATTACGGACGTAAAAGGATTAAAGGACCAGTCGGCGGCGATCGAAAAAACGAATGCGGCGTATCAGGCACAAATAAACGTCCTGAAAGAAAAAGCAAAAATCGAAAAAGATTTAATACTCTTTAAGAATAAATTAAAAAAGCAAAATAAAGAAGAAGCCGACGCGATGCGCGCGAAAGCGGCGGAAGAAAAAAAGGCGAACGCGCAGACGAGAGAACAGATCGCGTTAGCGAAGGCGAACGAAAAAGTACAGAGATCAGAAGCCGGATCATATAACGAACTTTCCGCGAAACTATATATCGTTTCTCAACGATGGAAAAAAATATCGGCAGATCATCGAGAGAATTCGGCAACCGGAAAACTTCTCGCGGCGACGAAACTAGATCTTACGAATAAATTAAAGGCTCTCGACGCGACGACCGGCGTACACGTTCGTAACGTCGGAAATTATACCGGCGCGATTATTAAACTTCAAAAAGGTCTAGGAGGATTAACCGGTTTACTCGGAACGCTCGGCGAAATGCTCGGATTCGATACCGAGAAAATGGATTTGCTTATTAACGCTTCTCACGAGTTAATAAAAACATCGAAGGAATTACACCACGTTACGGAATTAGGAGAGGTCGGAGAAAAATTACACGGAGAAGCGATAGCGGAAACTACGACGGCGACCGAAGCGGAAACCGTAGCTACCGAAACAAATATTACTGCGACTGAGGGAGCGACCGCCGCGACCGCCGAATTAACGACGGCGACCGAAGCGCAGACCGTGGCCCAAGAAGAATTAAACGTAGCCGAAGACGCGAATCCGATCGGATTAATAATCGGTGCCGTAGTCGGACTCGGTGCGGCTCTCTACGGTCTTAACGAATATCTTACGTCATCTTCAGCCGAAACGAAAAAACTTGCGAGAGAGAATCGATTACTTAACGAAGAATACGAAGAATCGAAACGCGTAACGGATAATTTAGTAAAAGTTCAGGAGTCGGAAGTAACGTTAATGAAGGCTCAGGGCGTTCCTCTCGAAACTATTCGAAAAAAGGAACACGAGATTAACGCCGAGAAAGAAAAGTCGTTATTAAATAATATCGCGACGATCAAATCGAATATTCAACTGGATATTTCGAAGTATAAAGACATACAGGCGAATGATTCTATTTACGAAAGTCTTTTAAGAGTTTCGGAGCAGACGTTTCGAAATTTAGGACTCGATGATCTAGCCGACGACGCGGCGGCGGTCTTAGCGGCCAATAAAAAACAGAGGAGCCAAGAGGTAATCGAGGATTATCAAAAACAAGCCGATGCGTTAGCACAAGCACAAGCGGATTGGAACGATCTTAAAGCGGCGGAACTAGAACAGGATAAGGATATAACGGATCAGGAAATTAAGAACGCTGACGATCGGATTAAGAAATTAAAAGATCAGGCACAAGCGGAGCAGGATCTTCTCGACGTAGAAGCGGATCGATTAATAAAAGAAATGGAGATGCAGAATCAACTCGACGACGAAATGACGTCGGCGAACGAGCAGGCTATCCGAAAATTAAAAGCGCAGAGAGACGAGGACGCGATCGCGAGACAGCAGGAATTAGATGACGAATTAATTTCTCAGGACCAGTATAACGAGGATATTCTTTCTCTAGATACTCGACTCGCCGACGATATTAGAAAAGTTTACGCCGATGCGGCGGCTGACGATCAGGCGGCGATGGACGCCGAAGCTGACGCGCAGATAAAAGCGTGGCAGGACGAAGAAGCCGCGTTACAGGATCTATCGGACGCGAGAGCGAAAGCATACGACGATGAACTAACGCAGATAAATGATATTTCGAAAGCGTTCGAAAAAGGATTAGACGATAGATTATCGTTACAAAAAGACGCGTTAAAATCACAGACCGATTTAATAGAATCGGAAATGACGACTCAGACAACGTTATTTTCTCAGGGTCTCGATAATACGCTCGACTATACTAAACGCGCTCGTGAAGAAGCAGTAGAACAGGATTTAAAACTAGAACGTAAAGCGGCGAAACAAAAGAAGGGAGCGCAGTTAGCGGAGGCGTATATCTCGTTCGTACAATCGTATCTAAAAGCCGGTAAAGATGCGAAAACGGCTACCGTAGAAGCGTTCGCCGAGACGATGATCGTCGAAGGAGTATCGACCGCGATCTCCGGTAAGTATAAAGA